ACCATTGGGCAGATGTAATTCTAATTCCATATCGGTATGGCCAAAGTCCTCATCATTACGTTGTAACTGTGCGACAATATCAGCCAAGCAGTGACCACTTTCATCAAGCATTATTGCACCGTTGTCAGTCTCATACCAACCTGTTAGTACATACGTCATTTCATCATCCTTTCTGCAATTCGTTTGACGGTGGTGATGATGATAACTTTGCCGTCATCACCATACAGCACCCACTTATTACCCGATTGCACTAATTTCATTATCTATTCTCAATACACCAAGCCAAAGCCCAACAAGCGAACAATACCAACAACACAAAGCCGAGCATTACGCTGCGGCCTGTGTTACTTTTGCAGATGCCATTGCTTGCACTTGTGCGAATGTCACACCCATCTCTTTAGCCATTTTCGCCATGTAGGTGTGCAGTTGCTCAACACGTTGGTCATGTGTCTTTTCAGGCTTGGCCACAGTCAGTACAGGGAATGCTGCCTTGAATGCATCGGACTTGACACCCACCTTGGATGCAGCAAGAGTGCGGACACCTTCAAGCACATCATGGTTAAGCCCACCATTCTTGCCCACCTTGCACGATGCTTTACCATCCTTGAAGGTAAACTTCACATCGGACAATGCGACAGCCAAGATACGCTTGAGGGGCGCAGAGAATTGAGATAGCTTGTACCCATCCTCAATCTTGTATGAACCAAACGACTTGCCATTGGTGAAGGCAATAAGGGCGTACATCGGCTTGTTATTCTTTTCACCAAACTGTTCGAGTGCATACTCTACAGCCTTGAAGAAACCATACTCTGCACCTCGTGCATTCGATACCCATGCTTTTACATAATCAGTCATCTCATTTATCCTTTCATGCTTTGAGATTGCCTAACAATAAGACACACCATACAGATGTACCTTACACGTTAGGCAACGTGTAACCTAGGTGTTACAATGGTGTTGAGCATGTCGCATTCAACACCCACCGTTCACGGTATCCTATGCTAATTGGCTATCACCATCCCGAAAGATATTTACCAGACCGTCAACTATATGTTGTGGCGTGGTGGCTATCGGTGCTATTAACACCCACCAAAAAGGCTTAAATTTGTATCGGATTGTATGTCTTTATTCGGATCGCATTGCTTGGTCAATGTTGTCATCCTAGGGGGAAACCATACAGAAAACCCCGTTCAACTTGTGTATCGACTAGGCGCAAAGTTTACATACGAAAGTCCATTATCGGGATTGTCAGTCCCTAGGTAAACCCTAGTCAAAAACCATATTGTCAAATAACGTGGTGCCTTGCGGCGGGTAGTCCATCAAGTGATCTGGTCAACGATGCGCCATTTCGACTTGATGACCTACCCTAACCCGTACCCAAAAGATACTCAAGCACTATAAAGGATAGGTAAAAACTATACCTTTGAGACTAGACCTATCCGAAAGTATAGGTGGCCTATTTTGTGGGTAATAGCTCAGGCGCACATGCGTGCGTGTGTGCGGGTGTAATCCGAATCGGTAGGTTTTAGTACGAAAGTATAGGTCAAGGGTTGTTTTGACTATTTCGTATTAAACGGAAGTAAAAATGGCCGCTGAGGTGTCAAGTCGAAATTTTTTGGGTCAAGGTACCAGAGAACCCCTTTTCGGCTCTCTGAGTGCCCAGCCAGCGGCTCTGGTATAGGTCAGGGATAGTTACCTATACTTTATTGCCCGCAGTATATCCAAAGGGATAGCAGCAGCTACCCGAAAGGATAGGGCTACTCGAATGGATAGGCTCAGGCTATACCAAAGGATATACGTCTAGTACGAAGGGATAGGTAAGCTATACCAAAGGATAGGTGATGTATCCATACGGGTGATAGGGGGTGGTATTATATATAATGAATTATACTGGGGGATACATAACTTACCCCAAAGTGTTACAATGTAACAAAAAGTAGTAGTTCGTCTATCCTTTTGGGTATATCATAATCCCCTATTGTATTAGAAACATAATAATATCAGATAGTTAGCTACGACAAAAGTATCAATGAGCTATACTTTCGGATTACCCGACCTATCCGAAGGGGGTGCATGGGCCAGCGGGGGTATAGCCGTACGTATATATGCCCAATGACAGAGATTAGGTTTTTTCAAGCCTCACTTTTTGTTACAAAATGTAACATTACGTTACTCATTTTGTGATCACATCGTGTTATTCAGTTATTTTTGTGATCACAAATTATTTATCAATAAAAATAAAATATTTTTTGCCTTACCCCTTGACTCGGGGGCACGAAGTATTATATAATACATTAAGTATTATACTTAAAGTAACTTCGTGTGACTTGAAGTGCACTTAAAGTAACCTAAAGTATCTATTAACTTTTATATATTTATAGTTATTATATACTTTAAGTGCACTTTAAGTATCTTCTTTGGACGGATAAAGTTTTTTCTGTCGTCCCATTTAAAGTATTGACTTCAAAAATTCCTACGGTATAACTATATGCAAAGACGAAACATCTATTCCTCCGACAAAGTACTGGAAGAGTTCTATAAGGCTCTTGCAAGTAAAGACGAAGGTAGACTCCGTAGAGTGCACATACCAAGATCTGATGTATTCTACGTAAGAGAAGCTATTTTTCAAGACACTGGAGTTAAATATTCTCTAGATAGAGTAGAAAGAGCTATGTACCTTGAAGGTATGCTAAGTAAATACGATGTTTTTGAACCAGATAGAAAAAGAGATTGGGAATAATGGTAGTAGATTTTGATGTAGACGGTGATGGAGTTATTACTGAAGCTGAAGTAGCTATGAAAGAACGTATGCTAGAGATTGAGCTACGTGAAGAGAAGGCCGAGTCTCAAAAGTTTATGGCTTGGGTAGCTATGGGCATGATGATTGTCTTTACTATCTTCCTATTTACTCCAATGATGTCTGATTCTAGAGTATCTGCACTAGCTGACCTACTTGGTTTATTTTATATTGCTCAGACTGGTGTAGTAGCTGCTTATATGGGTGCAACAGCTTACATGGCAGGTAAACCTATGGGTAACAAAATAGCAATGTCAAAGGATATGAGATAATGGCGTTTAGACTTTCACAAAGATCACTAGACAAACTAGACGGAGTCCACCCAGAGATGGTGGCTACAGTGAAAAAAGCTATTGAGCTTACTGATGTAGACTTTGGGGTAACCTATGGTGTACGTACCTTAGAAGCTCAGAAGGAATTAGTAGCCTCTGGTAGATCACAAACTATGAAATCTAAGCATTTGATCCAAGGTGATGGGTATTCCCATGCTGTAGACCTTGTAGCTTACTTTGGTTCTAACGTTTCTTGGGAGTTAAATGTCTACGATAATATTTGTGATGCTATGGCTGAAGCGGCTAGGCAGATCGGGTGTGCAATCAAGTGGGGAGCAGCCTGGTCAGAGGGAGATATTAGAACTTACCCAGGAACAGCAGAAGATGCTATGAATGCATACATTGATCTAAGACGTTCTCAGGGACGTAGACCTTTCATTGATGCACCACACTTTGAATTGATGTAAGCCATGAAACTAAATGAGGTCATAGCAGTAGCAGGATTAGGTCTTCTGGGTTGGGGTAGTCTTCAACTCTATCAGATGAATGCCAACATGGCAGTTGTGACCTACAAGGTTGAAGAGAACTATAAGATGATCAAGCCTATGTGGCAAGAGTTTTTAGTAAATCAAAGTAGAGTGGCTAATAAATAACATGGAAAATTTAAAGTTACCAGTTGCACTTGTGGCAGCTATGGCAATTCAATTAGCAGGTGGTGTTTGGTGGGTATCTCAGCAAGCATCTACAATAGCTGACTTAGAAGAAACTGTATCTCAACTAGGCTCTAAGATGGCTATTGAAGATAACATCAACATGAAAAGAGATGTTAAAGAAAATAGTGTAGAGCTTGAGTATGTTTGGACAGAGATAGACGATCTTTGGGATGAAATAGAAAGATTGAGTCTTACAATTTCTAGGATTACAGAGATACAACAAAGAATAGCAGTACTAGAAAAAACCTTAGAGTTTGTAAACAGGGATCATGATAAGATGTTAGATCCTAGAATGCAGATGAGTGGCAACCCTTAATGAGATGGTTGGTCCTGACCCTATTATTATCTAGTTGTGGTCTGACAGGATTACCTTTCTTCTCAGGAGGTGGTGGTCCTACAGTAAACAGTAATGCACAGATAGGTAAAGAGAATCGTCAATCTGTCGTATCTGTAGAGCAGACGACTACAGCTGGTAGAGATGTAGTTCAAACTACAAAAGAGGTAGAGACTGGTACAGTGGAAAACCTAGATATCACTAATACAAACATCCCACCGTGGGTAATCTTACTACTTATCCTAGGTTGGTTATTACCTACTCCAACAGAGATAGGTAGATCTATTATGGACTTTATCCTTAGATTATTTGGGCGTAAAGATAATCCTAAATACGACAGATTTAAATAAAGGAGTAGGGGTAAGATAGCAAACGTCCTGTGTTCCCCCTAATTATTATATGGCAATACCTGAACGAGTAAAAAATAAGATGAAAGAAGTTGGCCTTAAAGAGGTCAACAAACCTCAACGTCTAAATGACGACAGTGGTAAGTCTCATCACGTTATGGCCTCTGAAGGTGGTAAGTATAAGTATATCAAGTTTGGTCAGAAGGGTGTTAAAACCAATCAGACTGTAGGACAGCGAGAGGCATTCAAGTCTCGCCACGCAAAGAATATCAAAAAGGGTAAGATGTCTGCAGCATACTGGGCTGATAAAGTAAAGTGGAGTCCCTCTAAAACCAAATCCCCTTCTAAGAAGTGGAAGAAAGGCTCCTAATGTGGATAGGAATACTCCTAGTCTGCTTTGATCCTATGGCTTTATCCTGTAAGATTATCGCAAAACCAGAACCCTTTTACTCTGAAAAAGCTTGCTTAGAAGAAGCAGAACAGATAGCTATGGATATAAGAAGAGGCGGTGCTTATGTAGCTCTACACTGCCACAAAGTCGAAGGAGATAGTACTTAATGCCTGTTCAAAAAGTAAAAGGTGGTTATCGCTGGGGTAAGACTGGTAAAGTCTACAAGACTAAAGCTGCCGCTGAACGGCAAGGTAGAGCTATTCATGCTAGCGGTTATAGCAAAGGTGGATCAACAGTAAATGCTGCAGGTAACTATACCAAACCAACTATGCGTAAGAAACTCGTGGAAAAGATCAAAGCAGGTGGAAAAGGTGGCAAGCCTGGACAATGGTCTGCGAGAAAAGCCCAGATGGTTGCAAAACAATATAAAGCAAAAGGCGGGGGCTACAAATCATGAAGGCTCCCCAGAAGTCATTAAAGAAATGGACAAAGCAGAAGTGGCGCACAAAGAGTGGCAAACCATCTACTCAAGGTTCTAAAGCTACTGGTGAACGTTACTTACCTTCTGCGGCTATTAAGTCTCTTAGTGACAGTGAGTATGCTGCAACCACCCGAGCAAAACGAAAAGGCACTAAGGCAGGTAAGCAGCATGTGGCTCAACCTAAAAAAATTGCAAAAAAGACTAAATCCTTTAGAGCCGCCAAAGGTGGATTAGCTAAAAAGAAAAAATAAATGCCATATCTTACAAGTAGTATTCCGCACTTTAAAGCATGGGTCAGAAGAGAATACACAAAAAATCTAGAGGACTACCACGGTGAGTTCTTACATGCTATGGTCATCGGTGTTACCACCATGCCAAACAGAACACTAAGTTTCCAAGTCATTTTTACTGGATGCGAGTCAGACTTTGATGACTCAGAAAATATACATGGTGGTGCCATGTGGGCTAGAATGCCTCTGACAGCTCTTGTAGCGGACACTCCATTGCAGGAATGGCCCACTGAGCTACCCCCCTACCTGGCACAGCCTTGGGATTGTATGTCGCACTGGCATTCAGTGTACAAGCTAGAGAGAGCTACACCTGCTCCTTGGATAGCGAAAATAGATGGAGAGTTCTACCCAGCTAAGTATTATTTTACTGTAGACTATACAGATAGTGAAGTCGCAGACGATCCTGCACAACATAAACAATCTCATGTCTTAGAGTTGTTAGATGCAGGAGAATACACCGGTAACATAGTTGCGTTACCCAACAACAGAGTGAGAGTAACTCACCCAGCTTGGTTTGAAACAGGGCAAGGTGCTCCAGACTTTAAACCAAATCAACATACCTATAACTCGAAAGAAAACGTAGACTATGTTTGGGATACGCAACGAGTGTTTAACAATTTATACAGTGAGGAAGAACAATGAAGAAAAAAGGTTATGCAATGGGTGGGCTTAAAGCCCCTAAAGCAAATCAAAAAGGACTAAAGAAACTACCTAAAGCAGTTCGTAATAATATGGGTTACATGAACGAAGGTGGTATGGCCAAGAAAAAAGGTTATGCCAAGGGTGGTGCCATGATGAAAAAGAAAGCTTATGCCAAAGGTGGTAAAGTGGCTATGTACAACCAAGGTGGTATGATTAAGTCCACAGGTACTATGAATACTGGTATTAAAAAGGGTTAATAAAAATGGCTTCTTACAAAGATTATAAATCTGTTTCTGCTGCTCAAAAAGCAGGATCAATGTATTTTATGGGTAAAGACGGTAAGAAAAAACTTGCTGTTACCAAAGAGCAGTTGGATGCTTGGAAGAAAAAGAACAAGGGTAAGTATAAAGGTTCTGCACTTACTGCTTGGGCTAATGCTAAAGGTAAAGACATCAAAGGTGACAGTAAGCGTGATTCTTCTCCACGTCCTAAGCTACGTCCAGGTTCAGAGTCTGCAGGTCCAGGAATGGGTGTAATGACTAAAGCTGAAAAGGCTGAAGTTGATGCAGCTAACAAAAGAAATCAAGAAGCTAGAGAAGAAAAGGCTGGTACAAAGAAACGTACATCTGCTGGACAAAAGTTTAATGCTTGGTATGAAAAGAACGGTGACAAGTACGACACTATGAAAGAAGCTATGGAAGCTTACCAAGGAACACTTAAGTCAGGTATGAACAAAGGCGGCATGTCCAAAAAGAAAAAAGGGTATGCTAAAGGTGGCCTGATTGACATGAGAAAAACAGGGTTGTTTAGATGAGACTAGAGGGCGATAAAGTAGTAGACCACATTGGCACTGTTCTTGCTGAAAAAATTCGTGGTGAGTGGCACACTAAAAACCCAGAGGTGTTAGAGTTTATTCAGGAGCAAGAGAAAGCCCCTAAGAAAAAAGCTAAGGTTGAGGAAACAGAATTAGAAATGGTTCGTGCTCGTGATGAAAACGGTCACTTCATTGCTGATGATCCTGACACTGAAGTAAATGAAGCTTGGGTAGTTAAAACAATTAAGAAGGTAGCTAAGAAGTAATGTCCTTTGTTCAACAGGGTAGACCAGCACGTATTAAATCTGTGTATGGTCACAACACAGGTACTACAACAGAAACTGTTTACACTTGCCCTGATAATGCTGTGGCAGAAGTTACTTTTATCCATGTTGTAAATGGAGATAGCTCTAGTAATACTGTTGAGGTAGAATGGTACGTAGCTGCAGATACCTATACTTCTCACTTCTTAAAAGGTAAAAGTCTTTCAGGTGGTGACTATATAAGCTTCAATGAAATTGATTTAGTTCTACAACCTGGAGATCGGATTCAAGTGACTCCAACTTCTGCAGGACACATAGATACAATCGTTACTGTAACTGAGACCTTTGTCCCTGTAGGATAACGGGGTTGCATTTTTATCAATAGTATAGTATAACTATTTACATATAACTACTCCTGCCTAGTTAGGGCTAACACAGGAGTAGAAAAATGAAAGAATGGTTTATCAAAGTTTTAAATAAAATGATTGAAGCACGTCAACGTCAGGCTGATGCACGAATCGCAGAGATGCACTTGTGGAGAATGTCAGACCGTGAACTAAATGATTTAGGTATCGGACGTGGTGATATCAGAAGAGTAGTACACGAAGGTGTGAAGTGAGTTCTTTGGGAGGAGACTCGTGGACCCAGTTACAATAATCAGTGGGGCCACAGTCGCCTTCAACGCACTTAAAAAAGGTTTTGCTATTGGCAAAGACCTGCAAGATATGTCAGGCCAGCTAACACAGTGGGCAGGGTATATGGCAGATCTAGGCCAAGCTGAAAAGAAAGTAAAGAATCCTCCGTGGTGGAAATCATTGGGTGGTTCTGTAGAAGCAGAAGCAATGGAGATCTTTGCTGCAAAACGTAAGGCAGAGTCTATGAGAAAAGAACTCAAGTCTTACATAAGTTTTACGATGGGGCCATCAGCTTGGGATGAGTTGGTAGCTATCGAAGGTAAAATAAGAAAACAAAAGAAAGAACAAGAATACCGTAAGGCTGAATTGCAAGAAGCAATTATTACTTGGACACTTGGTGGATTGTTATTTATCGTAGGTGTTGGTATAATGGCCTTTGTATTATATATGGTGGTGTAATGGCTAGAAACTTAACAGAAAAACAACAGAAGTTCCTTGACGTATTGTTTGAGGAAGCTGGAGGCAACCTAGTAAAAGCTAAGAAGCTAGCTGGGTATGCTGATGCTGTTACTTCTAGACAAGTAGCAGAACCACTTGCAGATGAAATTGCAGAGCTAACTAAGAAGTTTATTTCTTCGTCTGCTACAAAAGCTGCATACTCAATGTTTGAAGTTATGAACAACCCAACAGATCTAGGAAATAAAGAAAAGATGGCAGCTGCAAAAGATGTCCTAGATCGTAGTGGCTTTACAAAGACAGAGAAAGTAGAAGTCTCTGCCGCAAGCCCACTATTTATTCTGCCACAAAAATCGGATGAAGACGAATAAAACTTGGACGTTACCTAAGCCAGACTTTGTGGATGGTGAGTATGTCTGGAAACCTGTGGTAAGATTAGGTAGCCATGTACCATTTGGCTATAGACAAGACCCAGATGATCGTGATATACTATTACCAATTCCAGAAGAACTAGAACTGTTTGAACTGGCTAAGAAGCATCTCAAACGTTATAGCTATAGAGAAGTCTCTGCTTGGCTCAGTACACAATCTGGAAGATATATTTCCCACGTAGGTTTATACAAGAGAGTGAAACTTGAGCGAAAACGTAAGACAGAAGCTGCAACTCAACGCTACCTCGCCCAGCGTTATAAAGAAGCCCTCGAAAAAGCGGAGAGGCTCGAAGGTAGGCTCCTCGGCCAAAAAGAGTACACCAGCTCAACCGAAACCTGAAGAGTTAGATTTTGAGCAGGTAGCACAGGAAGTTATATTTGAGCCAAACCCTGGTCCTCAGACTAAGTTCTTGGCTGCAACTGAACAGGAGGTTCTTTATGGAGGTGCTGCTGGTGGTGGAAAATCCTATGCAATGGTTGCCGACCCTGTACGCTACTTGGGGAACCCAAATGCGAGAATGCTTCTTGTGCGCCGTAGCACAGAGGAACTAAGAGAACTTATATCGGTAAGTAAACAACTCTATCCAAAAGCTATTCCTGGAATTAAGTTTATGGAAAGAGATAAAACTTGGGTAGCTCCATCAGGTGCTACATTGTGGATGTCATATCTTGATAGAGATGATGACGTTATGAGATACCAAGGTCAAGCTTTTAACTGGATTGGCTTTGACGAACTTACACAATGGCCTACACCATATGCTTGGAACTACATGAGATCACGTCTCCGTACTACAAAGGCATCTGGTTTGCCACTGTATATGAGAGCAACAAGCAACCCAGGTGGCCCTGGGCATCAGTGGGTTAAGAGAACATTCATTGACCCTCAGACTCCAAACAAGTCGTTCCATGCTACTGATGACAACGGAGAGGTGATAACTTGGCCGAAGGGTCATAGCAGAGAGGGTGAGCCTCTGTTCAAACGGAAGTTTATTCCAGCCACCCTCTTTGACAACCCTTACCTTTCGGACGATGGACTCTATGAAGCCAACCTTCTATCTTTGCCTGAACATCAGCGAAGACAGTTGCTTGAAGGTGACTGGGACATTAACGAAGGAGCAGCTTTCCCAGAGTTTAACAGAAGCATCCACGTTGTTGACCCATACGACATACCAAGTAACTGGATACGCTTTAGAGCTTGCGACTATGGTTACGGTTCCTACACTGGGGTTCTTTGGTTTACTGTAGTTCCTGGATCAGAACAGCTGGTAGTCTACAGGGAGCTTTACGTATCTAAGGTTACAGCTACAGACCTAGCTGATATGATCTTAGAGATAGAAGAAGAGGCTGGGGAAAGAATACGTTATGGAGTTCTTGACTCTTCTCTTTGGCATAATCGTGGTGATACTGGCCCTAGCCTTGCAGAACAGATGATTCTAAAAGGTTGTAGATGGAGACCTTCAGACAGATCTAAAGGTTCTCGTGTTGCAGGTAAGAACGAAATACACAGAAGATTGCAAGTAGATGAGTTTACAGAAGAACCTAGAATGGTTTTCTTTAGCACCTGCACTCAAAGTATAGCACAAATACCTAGTCTACCTCTTGATAAAAACAACCCAGAAGATGTAGACACTCACGCAGAAGACCACTTGTACGATGCATTGCGTTATGGTATAATGACTAGACCAAGAAGTAATATATTTGATTTTGATCCTGCATCTCAACGAACAGGTTTTCAAGCATCAGATCCAACTTTTGGATATTAAGGATAAGACATGGAAGAAGATTTTGAAGATATGATCATGGATATGGGAGAAGCCTCTGCGATTGAAGACGTAGAGGAAGAAGATTATTCCGATCCAGTAGCAGGTCAAATTGTTCAATTTGTAAAAGACAAGTTTAGTAAAGCTGAAACTGCTCGTCAACTTGACGAAGAACGTTGGATTCAATCTTATCGTAACTACCGTGGTCTTTACGGACCTGATGTTCAATTTACTTCTACAGAAAAGTCTCGTGTTTTTGTTAAGATTACTAAGACTAAGACATTGGCTGCTTATGGTCAGATTGCAGAAGTATTGTTTGGTGGTAATAAATTTCCTATTACTATTGACCCAACAACTCTACCTGACAATGTTCCAGACACAGTTAGCTTTGAGACTAATCCACAGATAGAGCAAGCTAAAGAGGCTACTAATGATCTAAATCCTGGAGAGACTTTTCCAGAATATATGCAACGTATGGCTGGTCTTGAAGAAGATCTAGAGCCTGTAGCAGACAAACTTGAAGAAGGTCCAGGCAAAACTCCAAGTTCTATTCAACTACACCCTGCAGAGATTGCAGCTAAGAAGATGGAAAAGAAAATCCACGATCAGCTAGAAGAATCTCATGCAAAGAAACACCTACGTGCAGCTGCATTTGAATGCGCACTGTTTGGTACTGGTGTAATGAAGGGTCCATTTGCTATAGACAAAGAGTACCCTAACTGGGATGAAGAGGGTAATTACAACCCAGTATTTAAAACAATTCCACAAACTACTTCTGTATCTATTTGGAACTTCTATCCAGACCCTGATGCAGCTACTATGGAAGAAGCAGAGTTTGTAGTAGAACGTCACAAGATGTCCCGTTCTCAAGTACGTGCTCTAAAGAATCGTCCATACTTCCGTGCTAATGCTATTGACAATGTTCTACGTCTTGGTGAAAACTATCGCAAAGAGTGGTGGGAGCACATCATGGAGGATAACTCAGAGGAAGATAGAGCTGATCGTTTTGAAGTTCTAGAGTTCTGGGGTTTTGTAGATAGAGAAATTATTGAAGATCAAGGGGTAGATATCCCTTCAGAATTAAAAGATGCAGATCAACTAAGTGTAAACATCTGGATTGCTAACGGTCAAGTCCTACGTCTAGTAATGAATCCGTTTACTCCAGCTTACATTCCTTACTTTGCTGCACCTTATGAAATGAATCCATACAGCATCTTTGGTGTAGGTATTGCTGAAAACATGGATGACACACAAACACTTATGAATGGCTTTATGCGTATGGCAGTAGACAATGCTGCACTATCTGGTAATTTGCTTATCGAGGTAGACGAGACTAATCTCGTCCCAGGGCAAGACCTCTCCGTGTATCCAGGCAAAGTGTTTAGGAGACAGGGAGGGGCACCTGGTCAAGCTATCTTTGGCACCAAGTTCCCTAACGTATCTAACGAGAACATGCAGATGTTCGACAAAGCGAGAGTATTAGCAGATGAATCAACTGGCTTCCCTTCCTTCGCACATGGTCAGACAGGCGTATCGGGAGTGGGCCATACTGCCTCTGGTATTTCTATGCTTATGTCTGCTGCCAACGGCAGTGTACGGAATGTAGTTAAAAATATTGACGACTACTTACTTGCACCACTTGGTAAAGCATTCTTTAACTTTAACATGCAGTTTGATTTTGATGCAGAAATTAAAGGTGATCTAGAAGTTAAAGCCCGTGGTACAGAGAGCCTGATGGCCAACGAAGTACGTAGCCAACGTCTTATGCAGTTTATGCAAGTTGTATCTAACCCAGCACTTGCACCATTTGCCAAAATGGATTATATTGTCCGTGAGATTGCTAAGTCTATGGATCTTGATCCTGACAAGGTTGGAAACAATATGGCACAAGCAGCAATCCAAGCTGAGATCTTGAAGAAGTTCCAGCAAGAAAACCCACCACCAGCTCCACCTCCAGGTGCTCCACAGCCAGGAGGCCCACAGCAAGCTCCTGCAGGGGCACAGGTACAGGATACGCAAGGTAGCGGGGGTGGTACTATAGGAACGGGTACAGCGCCTCAGCCAGGAGAACAGGGCTTCTCAGGTAACACTGGCCCACAGGTACAATGAAACTAGTCGTGAATAATACTTTAAAACCTTTTGTAAATAATCCAGAACTGTATAATCCTTTTCTGGAAGAGATTATGAACCGAATAGATAAAGTACATAAACGCCTTGAGCAGATTACAGATGTAGAAGAACTGTATCGTGCTCAAGGTGAAATACGTGTGCTTAGATCCTTATTACTTCTTAGGGAACATGTAAATGGCTGACTATCGTAAAAGAGTTGATCCCCCTGCACAATATAAAAACATGCTTGGGGATCGTTCTAAAAAGCCTATGAGTGTTCAAATGGCTGAGATAGGCTTGGAAGTAGCTACGCCACTAGGAACTGTAAACGATATCCAAGCAGAACTAGAAAAAGATGACCCAAGCTATGCCAAGATTGCTGGTATGGCTGGACTAGAGCTTTTAGGCCCAGCTGCAGGTGCTGTAGAGATGGCAGCAAAGGCTGGTAACAAAGGACTGCTTGAGAAGATTCTAGGTTCTTTTAAAAAGAAAGAAGACGATCTCAGTCAAATAGAATCTGACTTAGAAGAGCAGATAGTGCTTGATGACATTAATGCTCTGATGGAAGAAGAGGGTTCTGACTCTGTACTTACAGATGCAGGTGTAGTAGATGATATAGCTGAACTAGAAGCTCAGAAAGCTTCTGGTATGTTTAATACTGAAATAGATGTTTTATCTGCATGGCAAGCTGGTGTCTTAGATGTTCCAGAGTATTTTGATGAAACTTATAAAGTTTTAAACAATAAGTTAAAATACCTAAAGCCACCTGAAGGAGGTAAAGCCCCAGAGTGGTCAGAGTATGGTCGAGCTAAAAGGTTTGTAGACGTTTATAATGCATTTGGTAAAGATGAAATTATACAGCTAGCTAAAGATTTTCCTGATGATATAGATCTTATGCTTAAATACGAATCTAAACTGGCAGAGTATGCTGATGAGCTTGGGGTAAGCCCTGCGGATGTTATTCAGGTTGTTAAAGATGCCAGACCTATAGTTGGTTTTACACCTTTAACAGAAGTACCCCTCCCTAAAGCTGCTGATACTGGTGATATCTACCCTAAAAAAGCCACAAAATACTCTAGAGATCCTTTAGCAATGCCTCCTGGAATGACAGCTACTGATAGGGCTGCATATAAATTGGGCTTTAATGACACTGTATACCATTTAGCAGTAAATGAGGATGAGTTTAATGAGTTTAAAAACATTGATGACCTGATTCCAGAGATTAAGGATGGACCAACGAATAAATTTCAAGGAACTCCTCACGATCTTTTAGGTGCTCATGTAGGTACTGCAAGGGCTGCTGCAGAGAGAAATAAGATTAAATCTGGAGATGTGTTTAATCAAGACCGTCCAAGATTTACTATGGAGCTTAGGGCTAGATTAGATAAACCTGTTAGACCTGAAGCATTAGCTAACATGGTAGGTTTAGATTTAAAAGAGCTTACACTAACTGCAGACGAGTTAAATTTTACTGAAGGCGATCTTAAGACTCTTATTAAACAAAAAGCTAAAAATATGAATCCTGGAGAGAGTTATATCTCTACCACTATGGAAAATAAAGCAGCTATAGCTTTACGCAAAGAGCTTGCTGAAGCTGGTTATACACATATCCCTTATGAAAATTCTTTGGAGGATATAGAAAGTATTAGCTATATTATGCTTGTAGATCGGCCTAAAGATTCTCCTGCAGTGTTAAGAGATGCTAGAGCAAAATTTGACCCAGAGCAAGCAAATAGCCCAGATTTAAGAATGGCCGAAGGAGGCAAGGTAGGTAACATGAGCATGAAGAAACAAATGTCACTATTCGAATACGGTGGTATTGCCGATGATGGCATGACCAAAGATCCAGTATCTGGCAACAACATACCTCCAGGATCTCTTGCTAAAGAAGTACGAGATGATATCCCTGCTATGTTGTCGGAGGGTGAATACGTTGTTCCTGCTGATGTTCTTCGTTACTATGGGGTAAACTTTTTTGAAAATCTTCGTGGTCAAGCAAAACAGGGCTTG